GTTTAAGGCGTCCAGTTCGTCCATTTTGGCAATGGCCCATGCCCGGCGCTGGCCATGCCAGCCCATGAGAGAGCCTTGATGGCAGGACTTGCAAAGGGCCACGCAGGTGTACTGGCGGTGCTGCTTGATGTGGTGGGCGTCACTTGGGCCGGGGGCGTCACAGACGCTGCAGGGCAGTTCTTTCACCAGCGCCAGATGGCGGCGCTCTTTGGCGGTCAGCTTGTTGTTCATCCCAGTCGATCCATGGTGCGATTGGAGGCCTCCAGAGAGCGCCAGACGTCCACCCGGGCCTGTGCTGCCACCAGACCCCACCGGAGGGCTTCTGCGGCCTCTGTAGCGGCTGCAATGCCCTTGAGCAACTCCACGTACTCCACGTCGGCATAGGCTTCCATTTCGGCGGCTGCAGCGGTCTTGACTCCGTTGGCCATGGCCGTCTTCATGAGCATGGACTTCTTGCTCTTGCGGAACTCTTCCAAGTAGGTCAGGTGGCCTTTGGCTTGGGCGTACTTCTGGCCGTGACTGTAGATGTAGTCCACGGCATCGTTGATGTCTTTTTGCGAGACTGTCATTTGGCTTCCTTCAGAATTGTGCCGATGATGGCGCTGCATCGAAAGCACTGGTACATGTAGTGGTTCGGCGTGCGGTACTTGATGCCGAAGTTGCTCGGCTCCCAGCGGTGTTTGCAGTTCATGTTCCGCTCCCGTGTTTTGCGATCAGTGCTGCATCAGCCAGTGCTTGGCCCTTGGCTTTCTTGTGGAGTGCCGCCCACTTTGGCCACAGTTGCATGGCACGCGCCCGGGCGGCATCTTTGTCGGCGCCAATCAGGCCTGCGGTCTTCTTCCATGCCTGAGGCGTCACCAGCGTATGCGGGATCGTCATGGCACCCAGAACACCCATAACGGTGCCCACGTTGTGGCCAAAGTTGAACGACGACGCCACGCCCTGCTTGGGCATGCTGTGGACAGCTTCGATGTACACATGGGTGCAGCAGGTCGACGCAATGAAGTCGGCCAGAGCAAACGCATTCACGCGAGTGGCAGAGCCGATCTTCACGGTGGGCATCTCTTCCCATTCAATGGGGTGGCCGTCTTCCAGCAAAACAATTGCGCCGGATGCGCCGGGGTCAATTCCTAGAATTCTCATTTTTTGCCTTTCAATTTGAAAAAATCACAGCGCTGCAGGATGAAGCGCGGCTGGGTTGATGGCCGACCGAATCGGTCTTTGATGGCGGTGCAATACTTCACCGCGAGGTGCTTGCATTCAAAGCACACACGGCGGTCATCCAGACCACCTTCACGGTCTCTGAACAGCATGTTTGTGGCCAGTTCGTATGCCTCGTTCTCGGGGCATCCTTCCTCAACGAACTTCTTGTACCGACGACGCCACGTCAGTTCTTCCATTTCTTCGGCTTCAGTCATACGAACCTCACGTCATGAGGAAGCGCTTTGCCGTCCAGCAGGTCATGGATGCGCTGCTCGGTCTTGCGATGGGCAATCACCAGCGTGCGCTCGGGGATCTGGGCGATCACGTCGCCATAGTCCTGCAAGATTCCACGGCAGGCTTGGATGCCTTTGCCGCTCAGTCTGAAGGGGTGGCCTTGGTTGTAGCGGTTCCCGGCCTCCCTGAGGGCATCCATGGCGTCCTCGATCAAGTTGTCGGGGTCTTCCACCACCTCCATGACGATGAAGGTCTCCATCATGTTCACGGCGTCAGATACCACCTTCCAGTCGTCCAGCTTGGGATCGGGATCGTTCTCCAGTGCGCGAAGTCCTTCCAGCATGCGAGTGAGTTGGTGGCGTCGACGGAACTCAGGTGTGGGCTTGTCTGGGCTGGCCAGCAGAACGTGCATGGCGTTGCATGTTGGTGTGCGCTTCATGCTTCCCTCGCTTTCAGCATGGCGTCTGCCATTGTGTAAGCCAATTCAGCGATCACTTCATCTGCTTCCTTTGGTGCTGAAATCATCATCCCCTGCATCGCCTTGGCCGCGAAGTAGTCGCGCAGATCAATCTGGTCTAACAATTGGTTTCCCAGTGGCTTTCCTTTTTGCTCTGTAAGCTCTTTGGTATGCGTTGTATTCATCTCGATTCCTTTCTTTCCATTGGTTAACTTTTTTGTCAGAACAGCTTTTGCAAATGCTTTTTCTTTTGACTTGCCCAGATCGTCCGTTGTCAACTGAAAATTTTGATTCGTGTTTTATAGATTTGCATGATGGGCAATGCTTGTGATCTTTTGGCATATCGCAATAGCTGTCACCTTCCATTGATGCGTGGCGCGTGTTGCAAGACAAACAAACGATAGACATTCGACCGTTTCTATAGTGTTGCAAACTTGCTACGGTTGATTTGCCATTTTTGGATCGCCAATTCATTTGCACTCCGCAATCTGGGCACAACATTTGTTCATTAACCATTTCATGCAATTGATCATGGCTAGGCACTTCTTTGCCGTGTCGTTTTGCGGTGGCTCGCATTTGCGAAAAACGGTAATGCTGATCACAAAGATGCTGGTTGCCTTGCTTGATAGTGGAATCCAAATTGCAGCGTGAACATTTCATACAATCCCTTTCATGGAATGACTACAGTGTATTGCTTTGCAATCTGTGTGTCAACGCTGGCCCGCCTGTGTTGTTGTTCATAGGATTCTCCCGGTGTGGTCTTGTGCGATCTTCTTGGCCAACTCCATGGCACGTTCATTGCGGCCCAGCTTGAAGGCGTAGAACATCTCTGTGACGTCTTCAATGCTGCCCTCAGGAATACTCACATTGCGATGCTGGAGTTCTGCAATCAAGTCGTCTGTCTCAATGTCTTCCATGTCTACATCGACATCGACCCATGCGTTGACGCTTACGGTGCGGCTCATGCTTCACCTCGCAGTTCAGCTTGCTGTGCGTCGTACTTTTCTTTCCAGTCCCGATAGCGCAACTGGCACTTTGCGCAATCGCACTCCCAGTTGTATTCATCGGGATCAGAGATGCCACCTTCCATCTTGATTGGTGCGCGGCCAAACTCGCTCATTGGTTTGTTGTTCATACCACTGCTCCTTGCTTGATCATGTTGACCAGCTTGTGGTCGGGATTGGTTTGCTGTGCCATGCGGAAGGCACGCCAGATCTGGCCATGCACCGAGCCACGCTTGTTGGTCTGTGCAGTTGCTGTGCCAATGGTCTTGTAGCCGAACGGGTTGCCAATCAACTTGCCGTTGCAGTCAAAGATGTAGTAGCGGTCAGGGTCAAAGTTCATCTCAATCTCCGGTAATACCCACAACGTCGTGGTGCTTGAATTCTAACATGGAATTAGAGTTCAGGTGAAATTTTTTTGGGGTCGAGTCGATCCCGTGGTCGGCCC